TTGTTGATCTGGCCCATGATGCTCTTGGCGTCCAAGCGCAGATTCACACCGAAAGCCGCACGCAAAAGCGCCGCTTCCTCCTCGGAGATCTCGATCTGTGTCTGTGTGTTCAGTCCGTCCGCGTCTAACACCAAAGTCATTGTGTGATCTCCAAGTCGATCGGGAATTCCTGATCGAGTGCTCGGACGCGTCCCGTGATGCGCATCACGCGTGCGTCCTTGTCCACCGCGGTGTCTAGCTCCAACACACCGTCTACGCCATCGATCCCCGCGATGTGGCGCTCAACGATGAAACGGATCGCTTCGATCGTCGTCCCACGTCGAAAAATGATCTGCAAGTAGGGAACACCGGCCGATCGATCGTAGGGCGTTTCTGCGAGCCACGTGCGCAAGCTCATTTCCAAGTCTTGGCGGACGGCCTCGATCCCCGTCACGAATGAGAGATCCCCGTTAGTGAGATCTAGATCGTAATCTGTGAGTTTGAGATCCATCCCCTATTCCACTTTCACCTTTGCCGACTCGATCAACGCCTTGCCCGTGTTCCACGTGCCTTGGAACGCCGTGAACGCCGCTGCTCCCGATCCCGGTGTTCCTGCACCCGCCGTGATCGCCGCTGCGATCGCGGCGTCAATTAGTGCCACCAATTCAGTGCCCTTGATCGCGGTGCTCACCGCGAGCGGCCCGAGCTTGATCGCGGTTCCTTGGATCACCGTGGCGGCCACGTCCGGGGGCGGGACAAATGGCTTGGTGCTCGGGAGCTGGCCGGGGTGCCACACTGAATCTTTGAGCGCGTGCGTGAACGGGAAGATTGGATCAGTGGGGATCCCTTTGAGCAACCACGCCTCTAAAGAGCGATCGGACACGTGCAACATGCCGGTGTCTCCCGGCGTTAGCTCAAAGGTGATCCAACCCTTGGACGTGGACGGCCATTGCACGGGAACGTCCTTCAATTGAACGGGGGCAAGCACGGCCTCAGCGTTTGGGGGCACGCCGATCAGTGAGGTGATCCCCTTGGGGATCTGCGCCGCGTCCGTAACGCGCACGACTTGCAAGATCTCCACGGACAACAGAGCGCGGTTCGTCGCGGGGTTGTATGCAACGAGTGTGGCGGGGACGTGTGTGCGGATCGCCAACTTGATCTGGCGAGCCCACGCGCGCAACAGATCCTCCAACTCGGGATCTTGCGTAACGCTCCACGCGTCCCCCGTCTGATCTTCACGGCTACCCAAGAACGGCCGCCTTTCTTGCGTCGATCACCATCGTAAAACCGGACTCACTAGAACCGTTGAACGCCACGGACTCCACACGCAACGGGCCGCCCCCGACAATGATCCCCTTTTCGTCCACAACGGTGAGTTGCATACCAGGCACAACGCGTGGTTGTCCAAGCGCGGTGAGGCTCACTCCCCCGTTGTCCGTTTCTTCCCACGTCAACGCCCCCGAGTTGGGGCCGATCAGCAAGGGCAACACGTCGTCCCGTTTGCCGTCCTTGTAAACCACGGCAAAGTCCCCCGCGAATCCCCATGTGAGCCCCATGGCAGACATGAGCACATGCAACATTTCCTCTTTCGTTTCGTTGCCGGTGAAATCGAGCGCGGACACGGGGAGGGCGGCCGCGCGGGCTTTCACGATCGCCGCAGCGGACGGGAGCAAGGGGCGTTTCAGCTCCCCGAAGATCTGGCCGATCTTCAGAAAGATAGGGATCCCGAATTCGGGGATCCCCGAGGGCGTTGCGTCACGCAAGGCGACGCTACCCACACCGGCCTCGATCAACGTGAGCACGTCCGTCCCCGTTTGCCTTGCCGCTGTGAGTTTCCAGATCTCGCCCGTATAAAACTGTTCCAAGATCCCGCCCCACCCCGCGAAGATCTGAACGCCTACACCAACGAAATTGGCAACCGTGATCGAGAGTGCTGCGCGTGCAACTGGATCGAGGTTGTAGACGGTGATCGAGGCCGTGTCCGGGGACGGCCCCCAAGTTTTTGACACGTTGAATTCAAACAACAACCCCTCCCCTTTGAGGTTGTCAATTCTCAGCGGGGGGAACGCGTTCACGAACAGCTGCGCCGCGACGTTGAACATTGGGGCGAGTCCCATTTACTCGCTCTCCAAATAGTAGAGGGCGGCCCGTCCCTCGGAGAACGCCGCGAGATCTGGATCGGCCCCATCTAGCCCCTTGTCTTTGACGTAGAGAACGCCCGGGGGGAATTCTAGGTGCCGATATGGGAACAGGATGTTGACCCCGTTAGAGAGCCCCACACCGCGAGCGATCGAGGACTCGTCCTCGTTCGCCAGATCCATAAACCACCCACCATCCACCGTGTTTGTATAGAACGCGAACGAGTAGCGGGCGTTTTCAAGCGTCACTGAATAAGAGAAATGGGAAACGCTCTCGTTTGGTTGCACGATCAATTCTAGAACGCGTGGCATTTAAAATTCCGGTCCCGGTGAAAGTCCGTCCACCGCCCCGGGAGGGGACGTGGTGCCCGTGTCCGTGGTGGCACTTTGCCCCCCGCCTTGCGCAGCATTGTTCCCCGGCGCTTGCGCTGGAAAGTCCGCCTCAGTCAACCCCGTGAGGGGTGAAACGATCCGCGCCTCAGTGAGCGAGATCGAAACCTGAGAGCTTTCCGCCATTGCAGGATTCCACGTGTGGTTGATGTCCGTAATGATGCACTTGGGGAGCCCGAAACGCGGCGTTACCACCATGATCGGCTGTCGCTTGTCTGCTAGCGCTCTGAGATTTGCGATGCGTAACAGATCGAGACGCAAGAACGATCCGGGCACGGGGATTGCCCCGATCGGGAGCAACGGGGGGACGGCGGACAACGTGCCCGTGATCGTGATCGTCTCTAGTTGCTTGCGCACGTTCGAGGTGACATCAAAGAACGTTTGGACGGCGTGTGAGGTGACATCGTAAGAGTGTGAAATGCTCTCACTGTCCACCATATCGAAAGTGATCCGAAAGGGCGTCACGCCCGGGATCAGATCCAACAACGGCTCAAAGGGAACGCCGATCGGTGAGAGCGCAAAGAAAGACGCGGTTTCAGCGCCAAGCACTCCCCCGAGGGGGGACGGGACAAGGGGGAAAGTCACCGCGCGACCACCGTGTTTAGAGACTGTGCGGCAACCGCAACCTTTGACTTGAACGCCTTTTTGAGCCGCGAGGAGGCTTCCTCTCCCGCGGCTTTCGGATCCGTGGATTTGATATGTTGCACCACGTCAAAAGAGAAGAAATCGATCGCAACCGTGGGCTTGATCTCTTTCGGGCTTGGCGTGTCCAGTTTTAGATCGCGCAACTTCTCTTTGAGCACGGCGCGGTTGCCTGATTGAAGTGCCGCAAATGCTTCGTCGATGGTGACGCCTGAAACAGGTTCTTTCTTCGGCTTGTCTTTCTTGTCCTTCTTTGGCTTGCCGCTCCCGCCGCCCTTGGGTTTTTCTTCCTTGTGACGTGTCCCCGTGCCCGTCCCCAAGCCCAAGAGCAGATCCGCGTCCTCTTCCTGCTCCTTTGACAACGCCCCCGAGGCACCGCTAAGCCCGAGCACTTTCATGCGAGCAAGGTTGAGATTCACCTCACGGAGATCTGTAGATAGCTCCCGTGCCTTGCTCCCGATCTGATCCATCTGTTTGGAGCTTTCGTGCATGCTATTCATGCTCGTTTCAAACTCCGCGGCCGTTCCTTTCGATACGACTCCGATCAGCTCCAACCCCTCCACGAGCAACACGATCAGATCTCGGATCGCGCCAAGCGGGGCGACCAACACCTCCAACACTTTCTTAAAAACTTCCCACGCCCCCGACGCAAGCCCCGTGGCTTTGGCTAGCCCGATCACCGTTTTGACGACGGGACCAAGGATCGCAAACACGATCTCCAACTGTTCCCAAACAGCTCTAAAGATCGCGCCGAGCGTTCCCACGAACACGTCGATCCCCGTGGCGATCAACTCCTCGTTCTGGCGTGCGAAATTCTGGATCCCTTCAAGCAACAACTGAAAGGGAGGGATCAGATCATTGGCGATCTGCATCGCCACACCGCCAAGGAACGTTTGCAGCTCCCCCATCTTGTCCACGAACGCGGACGCACGAGCGGCTTGCTCTTTGGTAGCAACTCCCTCAGTGCTTGCGGCCAGCTCGTTAATCCCCGCCGAGCCCGAGGCGATCAGCGTTGCCAGCTCGGGGCCGGCCGACTTGCCTAGCAGTGTTGCCGAGAGCGCAGAACGGCGGGCGAGATCGTCCACGTTTAGCAGCGCGTCCGAGACAACCCCGAGCTGTTCCGTTGCTGTCTTGCCCTTCAAGTCCTCAAACGTGACGCCCAACTCCTCAAACGCCTTGGACGATCGGGACACTTGCCCCGTGCTGAGTTTGAGCACTTGCTCATTGAGTTTTAGGATCGCCTTTTGCCCCGCCCCCGCGCTCACCCCGCTCTGCTGAAA